GAACGAGCTGACCTTCTTGAAATAGAACGAGCTGACCTTCTTGAAATAGAACGAGTTAATTGATTTAAAGATGCTTCACAAGCTAATTTGTTTCTTTGCTTAGTTTTATTTATCATAATATTCTCACCTCCTACTATTGAGAATATTATATTATAAAAAGTTACAAAGGTCAACCGCTATTGTTTTTAATAAATGTTATTTTATCTAAAATAAAAATCAACTGATTTTTCTGTTGTCTGTCAACCCGCTGACATACATATTCAGCACATATCTTAGATGTTGAGTGTTAGTTGCAATAAATGAAATATTTCTTTATTAAAATAAAATCCTTATTTTATATTTTGTCTAACTTCTATACCTCTATTTTTTAAAGCTTGCACAATTAAATCTATTACACCATAATCATCTAAATCTAAAATGAGCATACTTTCACCCCAGATAGAAGTCCATTTTCCTTTTGGCATATAATTACATCCAAAATGTCCATGCTGCCCATTCAAGGCATCTTTAACAATTTCAGCAGTAGAATGTTTTTCATTTTTATAATGTATTTTACTTAAATCAAAATAAACATTTGCTTTAAATCCATGACCTGTTGGTATTACTTCTGTCTTTACTAAAGATTTTAAAAGCTGATAAGTTCTTTTATATTTCACAGGTGTATATTCTTCATAATATTGTAAAAGTTTCTCTGCAATAATAGAATAAACTTCTTCTTTGACTTGCAACAAAGCATCTTTCATCTGATTATTTAAATGTTTTTCTAAATCTTTTAGATTTTTAAAATTCATATAATAACCTTTACTTTAAAACTTTTAAATGCTGATTTTGATAATTGTTTACTAATTCGTTAATCTTTTCTGTGAGATTACGAATCTCTTCGTTTTTAGAGTTTATCAAATCACTTTTATTGCTTTTAAATTCTTCAGATTTAACATAAGCATCTACAATTGCATTAATATCAAGATTTTCAAGATTGAGCGTATTTAATTTTTCCAAGATTGTATTAGCTTTTACTTGGTCGAAATGAATTTTCTCATTCAAAATCTTAAAGAAGTTTGAAATATTCTTACTTACACTATCTTCATGAATACCAGTTTTATATTCAATATTATAACTTGTTTCTTGCTTCAACTTTTCAATAAAGTTTTCACCAATAGCACTTTTTATACTATCAATAACATTAGTGTTTTTGATAAAATTTTCTGTATCATCAATCGACATATCACCTAAATCAATATCTGTAAGAACATTAATAAGTGCAATATCAAAAGCTATATCTTTAAGGCAAGAAAAATAATCATCATCTATAAGGCAAAGTCTTGCAGTATTTTTGATGATTTTAATTCTATCTGACATATTGACATAAGACTTTATCTTATACTTAATTTCTTCATTATTATACTTATAAATATTTTCGCTCATACTATTTCTCCTTATTAAAATCATTTGTTTCAAAAAATTCAGTTAAATTCCAATAATAATTCACTCTTTTTTTATTGCCTTTGATTTTTATTGCATGATAAGACATTAAATCTATTTCATTAAAACTTGATTTATTAAGTCCATGATACATCTTCATAAAATCACCTATATATTGCATATAAGTTCTTTCAATTCCTATATCTTCACTTCTAAAATTAAAAACAAAACAAGGGTAAACATTTTTATATATAGAATATTCTTGTAAAGATAAAATTTGATGTTTATGTATTATTTTTCTTGGTTGAGTATCGTCTAATTCTATCTTTTCAAAAGTCATATATTTATCCTTAGTTGTTTTTAATTCAAGACAATAAAAAATACCTCTTTTACCATCAAATAAAAAATAATCACAAGGATTTTTATGCGTAAAAAAAGTAAGATTACTTTGCGTAAATGCTTGCGGAGAATCTTTAAGTCTGTATAACAAATATTCATCAGAAATAGATTTTTTAAAATTCTCCTCAAATCGTTTTCCTACATTTTTCATTTTTACCTTTCTCTTTGTATAGTAGTTTAATAATAATAAATAATAATACAGTTTTCGCCTTAAGACATAGTTATAAATAGGTTCACCGAAAACTATTCCAGCACCTCAGCACCGACTTATACAACGAAGAAGTATACTTCATAAGTGGTAAATTGTAAAAAAAAGGATATATAAAGCAGTGATTGCTCATATATCCAATAAAATATCAATCACTATTAATACTACTCTACAAACTTCTGTTTATTACGCTTTCTTTTTATTGTAACATTATTTTCTGTTTTGTTTGCATTTTCTGTATTCTGAATATCTTTCTCCTTATCATTGTTCAAAATATCCTTAATAATAGCCTTAATATTCTCTCTTAAATCTTCTAAATCAGACAAATCAACATTGGCAAGTTTTTCTTTTGCTTCTGCTTTACTGTATACATTGGTAGATAACCCATGTATAATCTGATAAATTTTATAATGTTCTGCGGTATCCGTATGTATCTTCCAAGGTGACAATCTCATAAATTCATTACAAGAATTACATACATAATAGCCTTTTCCACATATACTACAATATGCGTTTATCTTTTCTGCCATAAAATTCACCTACTTTAAATAAGAATAGGGAAGGGGTTATATACTAAATATAACCCCAATTAATTCAATTATTCGCTTACTACAATAGTGAAAAGGTCATCGTTTGTTTCATCACAATAATCCTTTGACATATCAAATTCAAATGGATGTTTTCCTGTTGATGTAAGTGCAAGTTCGATAGATTCAGGATTAAGCTTTGTCTTAGGACAAATAACTGCACCAGAATACACAAGATTATCATTACACTTATCTCTGAAATAAGCATAAATTATCGCACTACAAGTCTTAGGGAACTCAGAAGTCTTATTAGCAACCTTAACAGCTTTTTCAGTTTCGTAAGCATATTCTACATAAATCTTACCTGTAAGTCCTGTTGGTGTTTGAATTTCCTTACTTGAATCAGAAATAACAAACTCTGATTCAGAAACTGTAGAACCAGCCTTATAGGATTTTCCAATTTCGGAATTAGAAATAGAATAAATAAATTTTACGCTATCCTTAATTGGTTGATTCTTCAATGTAACTTTGCTATCTGCAATTTCAAGAATTTCATAAGTATGACCCTTTAACTTATTAGTTAAACTTGCAACTTCCTTAGTTGAACCATATTGTGCTGCTGCAAGGTCAAGAGAAAGCAAAGAATTTGTAGCACTAAACTTAGCCTTCTTTGCACGATAAAGTGTTGTAATAACAGAACCAATAGCATCTGTAATCTCGTCACCCTCAGCAGTACAGTTAAGCGAAGAATCCTCAAGTGAAGTAAGTCTGTAAAGCATTTCCTTTGTTTCTGGGTCTGTAAAAGAAATTGAACGAACCTTATCTAAGATAAGTTCATTCTTGTTAAATGTGTCAGCCATAATTTTCCTCCTAAAATTTCATTAAAAAAAGAGCCTTTAAGTCTCTAAAATTTTATATATATCCAGTAAAATCTAATCTACTTTTATCAATACCTTTTAAATTAGCAAATCCAGAATAAGCACCTTGCAACAACATAGTAGCATCCTGAATTTTATTAATTCTTTTGATATTGTAAAGTAATTCATATATTTTCATTTCTCCAACTTCTTTTCTACTTATTCCTGAGTACATAGAAATTGTAGAAATATATGGTAATAAAACACTTTTAAAATCCTCATATTGTTTGCCCATTGCTTCATCACGAGCATCTTCTATCAAATCTTTTTTAGTTCTTTCGTTAGCAGGAGTTTCATTGTTTCTCTTTAATCCATGTATTTTACGAACTACTTCAGTAATTCTTGCATAAATGCACCTATTGATAGTTATATCATTTTCTGTATTATAAAGTATCACTTGATTATTTCGAGTATCTTTATATAATCCAAAATCAGCCAAATCAATATCTTTGAGTATTAACTTTAAAGGATTTTTACTTAAACTTTCTATATCAACATTTTTTACTTGCTCAGTATCTTTTATATTATTAAGAAGCTTCTTCTTACTTGAAACAAGCTGAGAAATAACTTTTATGAATAAATCATAATCATCTATCTTTGTATAATCTATTCCCATATCCCATAATTGCCATTTTAAATCGGCACCAACACTTGTGAGATTATACACTGCATTAAAATAATCTTTCTCACCAAAATTTTTTATCTGCATAACAGTAGGTTGAGTTACAGTTATTTTATCTGTAATTTTAACATCATCACCATAATACATTTCTAATTCATTATCAATCATATGTATTCCTCACTATTATTACAAAGCGAATTATTCAAATCAGTTGTAACAAATGTTAAAATGCGATATAAATAATCCGATTGATAAGAACCTTCAGTATTACTTGATAACCTTATTATACCAATGCCTAAATCAGACCTACCATTGAATTTTTTATCAATAAGCCTTGACAAATAATCATTTCGATTGTCGGTGACTTTAGGAATATTATCCACAATCATATGCCTATAATGAGATATTATTCGTATTTCTAATGTCGGAGTAACATATATTTTATTATCCATTCTATATGATTCGGGTATATGTACTTGAACTGTAAGAAAAGTGTTTACTTCCTTTATTGTATAAGGGTCTTGGTCATAATTAAATATATGAGTATTAATAAGTTTTTCAGGTGTTTTACTATCTACCGTAGAACTTCCTATTGCTTGTACTATTGTTTCATCTTTTATCAATTCTTTTATTATGGTATTCTTAATTAAACCAATACTTGAACTATTTGCCATTATAATAATGATTTAATATGAATAATCAAACTTGTTAATGGAATATTATTGTTTTCAGAAGATAATATCAATTTTATATCCTCATCGACATAATTATCATTATCTACCCCAATAGCAATTTGATTATCATATTCCTTTACATAAAGTTCTTCTTTAAAATCTGAAACAATTTTCCAAATAGGAATAACATTATTTAACTCATTTCCATTGTCATCATAAAACTTAGCAGTAAATATCTTACTATCTCCACCTGATTTTATAATATTATCCTCATATATAATTACTGCCTTCTTATTTTCTTCAGCTTTATCAGTTTTAAAATAATCGCATATTCCTAAATCTGGTCTATCCGTATCACTATCATTTTGATATTCAGCTAAAGTAACTTTAACAATACCCTTTTTGCCAAACTTATTAGTTGTAGTATCATTTTGTGTTACAATAAAAGAAGTTGGATTTTGTTTATTATAATCTAAGTAAAATCTTTGTGGTGTATCTAATACAACAGTATTCTCGTCATAAGGTAAAGACACTCTATGTTGCGTTGTTCCTAATGTAAATTGTCTACTGCTTGTTTCACCTGAGTTATACTGTGTTGTATTAATATCAACACAAGGATATTCCAAAATTTTACCTTCCTTGTTTTGCCATTTTAAAACCCAATTACATTCCAATAATTCGCCTTGATAATGAATATCATCAATATTAAATGATTTGTTGCATAACAAATATAACGAATTTTTATAGTCATAAAGTATATCACCCACTATAACAGGTGTACCCATCAGAGTCTGAAAACTCATTTTGTTACCATCAACGTTTGAGAAAGTTCTTTCATATAATCTAATTTTTATTGGTACTTCGTTATCATATGTTTTTTTGCCTAAACTCCAAAAATAAATTATATTATTAGTAGAACTATCATCTGTAAAGGTATAATCTAATAATCGCTTACTATTATTTACATTTTCCTGCATCATTGAGCTTCCACTTAATTCCATTTTTTTCTTGAATTTTTCTAAATAATTGATAACAAAACACCACCCTTATTTAGATTTTTGATTTATAAGAATGTTCAGTAAATGAAGTTTTAATACCATTTTTTAAGTCATCTCTTGTTTGATTCCAAGAATACCTTGACAAAAGTGTTTCATTTTCTTTTAAAAATGTAGAGTGCATTTCCATCATTTTTTCTAATTGATTAGCATTACTAAAAGCATTAAAATCTTTAGAACTTAAGCTAACTTTTAAAACTGATGGCACTCTTATATATGTAGAATCTAAATATTCAAGCAAGACATAGTTACTTAATATTTCGATTTCCATATCAGATAAATCTGAGTCAAACTGCTCTAACTCATCATTTCTATTCGACAAATCTTTTCTACATATATGAAACCTTGAAACGGCAGGAATAATATAATCATGTAAACAATCTTTTACTTCTTCTGTCGTCATCAAAGGAATTTCATAACTTTTAAATTTGGGTAAAAGATTAGCCCAAATAACATCATAAGGCGTAGCCATAATATCTGCCCCTTATTAAATAAGTTCTACCTTGAATTTATTTTCTAAAGTCTTAATAACAGATACGCTTTCAATTTTATCGTTGGCAACCATTTCTTTAATTTTATAAATGACAGTTGTCTTTAAAGAATTATCCATTTTAGAAATTTGTGAACAGATATTTTCAATGTTTTCCTTTGTATATGAGCTTGAATCCATAAGATGCTCATAAGTATCATAAATTTTTGATAATCCAAACTTTTCGATTACTCTATTGTCCATTGGCTTGAGCCAAAGATTTCTAAAATATGTTTTATGATTTCTCCACATATTCTTTAAAGTTTCAAATGTAAGAATTTCTATGTCACCAACATTATCCCAAGCGTAATATTCGCCGTTTTTACTATCTTTATAACTTACAAACGGAATTAATGAAACTATTTCTATTTCCGTACCGTCAGTTAATGGTTCTTGCGAACTTACTCTATTTTCATTAACTTTAGAACTTTTATTAGAGAAGTCGGCTTCTACAACTGGTGCAGAAACCGATTCTTCCTTTGCAATATTTGTTGTTGTTTTTCTTGGCATAATATCACCTTTCTTATTCTCTTATTTTTATTTACTTATCAAGAAAAAGTAAACAGACCTGCATAAACTGGAAGAACAAAGCCCATACCCATAAGTGTCTGAACCTGAACATCAATAGTTGCATCACTATTTCTCTTAGAGCCATCAATAGTACCAGTGCCAATATCAGAACGAGTATCGCCAAACCATTCAAGCTTAATAGGCTTAGTATCACCGCCAAGAATAAACAACTTATTATCATCAAGTGCAAGGTCGAATGTACCAGACTTTAATGTCTGAGGGATAACCATAAGTCTATTACCTTCCCAATCAGCAATAGAACCCGTCATAGCCTTAGCTTCCTTTTGAGAATTTGCGAACATCTTATCAGGAACAATGTTAGCAAGCTTTCTTAAAGCACCCTTAGTACCTGCAATAGTGAGATTCTCATAACCACCAGCAGCCTGAACCTTGTCACAAAGTTTACCAACAGCTTCTTCACTATTACCTGTTGCTGCAAAATCAGATGGGAAGGCATTAGCTACACTCTGGAACTGTGTATAAATTCTATCCTTAATATACTTATTTACAGACTTGTAAACTACATCAAGAAGCTTATCAATAGAGGTAATACCAGTAAGAAAACGCTCAAGTTCATCATATACATGAATGTATATCCATTCCTTTGGAAGTGTGATTTCAGAACCTAAATCAATAGCCTGTCTATTAGTATCCCAGCGATTACCAGCAAAACGAGAAACAGTAAGAAGTCCACCTTCTGTATAGAATGAAGTTGTATCTCCTAAAGCACGATTCTTAACTTCTACAAAATTTTCAACAAATGGTGAATTAAAAATATTCTCACCAATAGTTGTGTTTACAACTTCCTCTACAATCTCATAAATCACAAGATTGTTTCTTCGAAAAGCCTGAAAAAGTGTAGCACCCTTTAGAATATCGCCATTAATTTTATCTCTAAGATAACTTTCAAGGTCTTTCTTAGATACCTTATCCTTGTCTATATGTAATGAAAAATCGCCTCTTGCTAAATCAAGCGTAAGGTCATAAATCTTTTCATTTTCTGTTGTGAATTTAGTCTTAACCATTATTTATCCTCCTTACTTTTAGGCTAAAGTAGTAACCTTAGCTTCATACATAACTCTTGAATATCCATAAGTGTTAGCTACTGTAACAAGAGTTGCACCCTGAACTCTCTTACGCATAATAGTAGCTTCAAACTTAGCGTCCGAAGTTGCACTATCGCCTGCAACTAACTTGCCTGTAGTTGTATCAATAGTAAGGAACTTACCAGTATCAGCCTTTGACTGTGTTGCCGAAGTGATACCATCAATAGAAATTGCAAATTCATCATTAAAAGCAACTACACGCACTCTAAAAGGAGTTCCAGCCTTAATGATAAAATTATCCTTTCTCTGATTAGTTATCTTGCACTCATCTGAGTTCCAAACTGGCTGGTCAACTACAACAACCTGCTTTCCAGTTGCTGAACCCTTTACAAACTTATAAATAACATCTTCTCCATCATCAAGTCCATCAAGATAGCCGAATGTACCATTTTCAATATCTTCAGTTGCTACTGCATCAAAAATTCTTTCTGCATAATGAGTAGACTTCATATTTACAGATTCAAATACTGTATAATTAGCCATAAATTTCCTCCTAAACAAAATAAAACCTGCGAGATTAATCGCAGGTTAAAGTTTTAAAATTAATATTTTATATCTTACTTATGTAGTGGTATATTACCATATTTTGTAGATACATAATTAGTATCATCGTCATCATGAATACTTGTATCTGATACATTAACAGTTAATGAATCACTACGCTTACTAAAGTTTTTTCTTAAATTTTTCTTAGCGAAAAGAATAGCACATTCACTTTCAATATCCTTAACTGACATTTCAGACTTCTTTTCTTTTAACTGTTCAAATTCTACAACATCAGAAAGTGCTAAAGAATATTCATTAAAAACATTTTCTTTTTCTGCTTCTAACTGTTCATTAATACGCTTTTCTTCTGCAAGTACATATTCATCATACTTAGGCTTAATTTTATCATAATCAGCTTGAAGCGTTTCATACTTAGAAACAATTTCACTCTTTTCTTGATTAAGAATATCAATTTTCTTATCAAATTCAGAAATGCGATTTTCAGTAATAGAATTGTCAATAGTATTTTCGCCATCTTGATAATTTTCAAAAATAATCTTTTTTCTTACACCAGTGCTAAAATCAATAATAGGCTTATCGTTTTCTACTTTAAAAGTAAAACCATAAAAATTCCAATGGTCTTTTCTATCTTCGACAATTACTTCATTACCTTGAACATCCCTAAAATAATATCTTGGAACTCTATCGCCCCATTTGCTTATTGCAGTTTCATAATCTTCTACAATATTAGCAATATCATTTATTGTACTTTGAACAGTTTGTGTAAATTCTTCTTTATTTGTATTCTTAATATCCTCCATATTTCTTTTACCTCCTCCATCAAATTTTAATTTATTAAATTCTTCCAATCTATTCTTGATTTCAGAAAATACATTATCAACAGAAAATTGCAATGTAATATTAGAATCAATCATAGCTGGTTGAATACTTTCATCAGTTGTTGACAATATACAACAACCCGCAAATGAGAATTTAGTAAATGTAAAAATGCCATTTTCATCTTCAGTGCCATCAAAGTTATTTATTTCTAACTCCATTGACTGTCCTTTACTAATATCTCTTTCAAAAACATCAACGGCTTCATTGAATTTTGTCCAAATAAGACCATCTACTTGTAGATATTCTCTTTCTTCGCCATCACTTGAAATCTTTTTTACCCATCGGGCATTACAAGATTCAGGAATGACACCATACGCTTGTCCTAAATAAACTTCTTTTATTATATTATTTTTAACTACAATTTCATGCTCGTGTCCAGTAAAATCCTTTTCGCCGTTTTCATTTTCTTTTATATAGCCTAAAATCGGTGTATTTTTAATAGTTTCTATATTTTGTTTTACTACTTCTTTCGTAAAAACACTACCATTAAAATTTTCACCTAAATGTAAAACATCAATAGTAACATTCAAAAATCGTGTATCTTTAGTTTGATATTCACCATTAATACTAAAATTTACTGGTAATAAAAATCTTTTATTTTTATCCATTTTACACACCTCCATTCTTTAATCACTATCTATCTATATTACTATCATTATCTTCAGTTTGCTGACCTGCTATATCTAATACTTCACCCTTAGAAGCGTTTGTCGGTCTGCCAGCTTCATCACTTGAACTGTTATAAGATGAGGATAGAGGAATAAACCTATTTTGAAAATCAAAAATATCAGTATGTAAAGTATACGCATTTAATGTTCTTGCTGGTGTCATATCTAAAGAAGCCAAAAATTTATCAATTACATTAATACCTAAAGTACACGCTTCTTTATATTTCTTTATCACATTATCACGATTAAATATAGTAGTATCTAATAAATAAAAATTAAATTTAAAATTATTCTTATTATATTTTCTTATCTTTATAAAACGATTTATCCATCTTTCAAATTGTCGGTATACACCATATACAAAACCCGAATCATTCTCAACAGATAAGTTTACAGCAGTACCCGATGAACTACCATTATATAATTCCTGACTTATACCAGATGAATTATAAACTTCATCTAAAGCGTCTGAAACATTGTTTCGAGTATTATTACTATCTTTAAAAGAAATCGCCTTACCTTCTGAACCTAAAGTATGTATCAAACCAATATCATCAGGCATACTATTTCTATTTATCTCAGCAAATACACTTAACATTTCAGGTGAAACAACAGGCTTATCTACCGTATTTTCATCGACAGGAACTTTCATTATAATAGCTTTATAGTTATCCGTCTTAGCTGATTGTAATTTTAACTTCTTATATAAATCTAAATCAAAAATATCTCTAATAAGATTAATTAGAATTGGATAAGGATATATCCATTGACTATTTAACTTTATACAAATTTGTTTATCAGCAGGCGGCAAATACCAATGTTCAGATAATTTTCCATCTCTAAAATCAATCCATGCTTGTTGAACATAATCAGGATAAGAGCCTAAATTCTGAGGCTTAATTTTTGCTAAATCTATTGCGAAATTATAAAGTCCATCTTGAAGCTTATACAATTTACAAATAGAAAAATTTACTTGTTGTATAAAGAAATCAGCTTGATTTTCAATTACAAGTCCACAATAAACATCTTGATAGGGGAGTGTCTTGAAAATTTTTGAAAATTCATGCTTCAAATTCATATTTTCAAGTTTTACACTTAATGTTGAATAAGCTTTCTTCAAACTTTCAATATTAATATTTTCTTTTACATCATATAAATCAACACCCCAACAGAACAATGCCATATTACTGTAATAATTATTAAGCCTATAATAATGTGGTGATATTTTCATAAGAGATTCAGAAATACTTAACAAAATCCTCCAACAACTATAAGGATGTTGGAGAGCATACTCTATATCTTCAAATTTATATTGTCCTAAAAAACCTGATTCTATAAGAGTGTTATTTGTAAATAAATCTTGCATTATTAATCTTTGATATAAACTTCTATATAAATTATAATCAATAGGTTTACTGCCTTTAATAGAGTTGTTAAATAACTTCTCGTCTTTCTTATAATAATTATTTTGTTTACCTCTTTTTGTCAACATATCACCACCTTAATATAATTTTGCTTTTTTGTTTAACTTTTTAAAAGTTGTTGCGTAATCATTTAACTTGAAACCTTTTTTAGTTTCTTGTAAAAACTCACGCTCTAATTGACATTGAACCCAATAATTATAAGCCAATGAGCTATATCGGTCTTTTCGCATACCAGATTTTTCAAATACTCGCACATTAGTTCCTTTGACTTCATACTCAAGATTTATCAATTCGTAAATAAGTAATGTAGTTTGAATATAAGGCATCTCATAATCAAGTTGATTAGCTGTAGTCAACTTATCAAAATCTTTAATTCGTTTTTTTAATACTTCTTTCCCTTCATTTTCGGGAATAAGTAAATTAATTTTTCCACTTGAAAAACCACTTCTAAGAGCTACACAAATTTCATTGTTAAATGCAGGGTTTGCTTTAATAGACCATATAACTTTTTTAGCTTTATCAACTTTACATCTATCAGCCATAACACTATCATTACAACAACTTAAAGCAGGATAAATTTCTCCATTTTCAGGGTCATAAATATCTCTTATAAGAATATCATATACACTCAATCCTCCATTAAGAGCATCAATAACTAAATCAGTACATTTATAAAAATGAAATAACCGCCTTACTTTTAATGCTAAATCTTCAGTTACTTCTCCTTCATAATTCTGTAAATATATAATATTTGAAGTGTATGTATTGTTACTGGAAGGAATCGCACTATTAATAACAACACAACTTGCATCGTTATTATTTTTAGTAGAAGCCATAAGAGCAACATCTAATGACAATATTCTTCTTTCGTTCAATACTAAATTCGGGACTTTAACCTTTGAATTTTCAAATGGATATATTGCAGTTTTTAATTTTCTCTGTTTTGATATATTATCAAATGTAAAAAATGCACCTTCAATATCATTGTGTGGTAAGCAACCCATTTCCATATCAAAAGTAGATTGGTCGAAATCACTCTCTGACATTTCTTCTTCTATTTCACTTTTTAATTTTAGACCTTCTTTAACAGCAACTTGGTATGGTAAAGCACAAACAAAATATTTCATCTTATCGTTTAATAAATTAGCCGTAAAAGCTTTTGATTTTTCATAACTCCAATGAGATGCAAACCAACAAGATGACATATAAATTTCAATATTTGACTCTAAATATTTTTCTTGATTGGAATATTCTGGTCGATTTAAAAAATTAGGTTGTCTTGGTGTACCCAAAAACCTTTTAATAACGGTATTTATTGTATTTTTGTCAATCATTCTAAATTCATCTAACACAATAACATTAGCTCTCGCACCTCTACCAGAATCAGAAGCTGTAACAACCCTTATCCATGAGCCATTTCTAAATTTAATAAAAGCAGTGTTTAAACCAAGAGAAGATTCTTCTATTTCTCGATTAAGATTATCTGAACCCCAAGTAAAATTTTTACAAAAATCGTCTATAATTTTAGATAAAACTTCATTAGCTTGTGTTCTTGTTCCTGATGCAACACAAATTTTTGTCTTAGGAAATAGGATACACCTAACTACGCAGAACAGAGATGTTAGCCATGTTTTTCCAATCAATCGTTATTAACTATAGGCTTTTTATCCTATACTCTGGAAGTTTCCTTCATTTTCATCGGTTAGTCCTTTCTAACCCAGCTTAGCATATATTTTCATCTTCAACATTACTTGTTAAGATGTCAGACACTCGTGGCTACATTATTCTATTTGTCAGTAGCTATGCGTTACGGTATCACTTTGCCTTTTAAATCAAAGTGATTACCTCGGTATTAGCATATAATTAATTTTTATTACTTAGCCTTCACCGATTTTGCCTGATTTAATTACTCTAATATTTCTATTAGAGAGAGCATTTTTCTTGTAACAATAAAAATTTTTCATATTTTCTATTTAATTTTTGAACAGAATTATTATAATACAACAATTTCATTAAATTATAAGCATTTTTACCTTGAAAATAAATTCGATGTTTTTTCTCAGTTTCCGAATAAACTTTTGATTTCAAATTATATTCTTTATATACTTTATTAGATATATAATTTAAAATTTTTTTATTATATGAAGTTATATGTATTGTAGGATAATATTTTTTAAATTTATTGACATAAATACATCCATCACCATCTATATAACCTCTTAAAAAATCAATAAAATAAGTATTTAAAATCGGAAATTCTGGTTTATATGTTTTATTACATAATATATTTTTTTGCATCAAATCTTCTACAAGATTTTTTGAATATACTCTTAACCTAACCGAATCAGAAATAGTAATATTTTTATTATTTAAAATAAATCCTTCAAAATGTCCTTCTGTGATTTCATGAACACCACCAAGCTCATTGTTCAAATCAATTAAAACTTGTTTATCTAATTTTGTAATTGCATACCAAATTCATAAATTCGTTTATTTGAATTATAAACAATATAACCATCAGCATAAATATATCCTATCCAATATGCCTTTGTTGGAGTGTCAATATTTTGAAAATATCTATCATTAAATACTCTTGTTTTATTATCTAAATAATGTTCAACATAATGTCTTATCTGACGCTCTGAAAAATTTAATTTATCCGCTATTTCTTTATAGGTTGTACTTTTGTAATTGTTGAAAATAAAGGTTTTATCTTCGTTAGAAAATATAGACCGATTTACTTTCTTTATTTTATTATTATGAAGCCATCCTGCAATTTGTGTCGCTGAAAAGCCACCACCCAATTTATCAGCAATATCTTTATAATGCATACTTTCATAATTATTTAAAATAAACTTCTTTTGTTTTTCGTTAAATAATTCTTTTATAAATAAACACCTCTTTTTATTTTATATATTTAAAAAGAAGTGGGCGGTATTTATCCGCCAAACTTCATTGTTACAAATGCGTTTTACTCCTCGCAGCCCAGAACATAAAATGATTATTGTGCATCATTTCATACAATAATATTTTTTGAAATAATTTTAAGTTTACATTCAGATACTCTTTTACAAAACGCTGTGGGTTATGCTAATGTCGGTAGAAATTTCCCCAATATGCAACACCCTGTAATATGCGTTCAGATTTCTCGTTCGCTAATTGTTTTTCGCTTTTTTTACAATTTTCTACCAATTAAACCACCACCTCTATTTATCATTTATACTATTTCCGAAAATAGCATCGAATAATGCTTCAGAACTTTCATCTCCGCCATATTCAGGCTTGGTGGCAGTGTATTTTTTCATAAATTTTGTATACAAATTAGAAAACGCATTTTTTATTCCCATCATTTTCGCAAGGTGTCCACGAAAAAAAGTATCAATGTATAAACCTATATTATCAACATCTTTTAACTCCTCATCAATTTCAGGAAGCGGTCTTGTATTCTCATATTTGTCAATAAGCGTTCCAAATGTTTGTGTATCAGCCATAGTCTCAGCAACATTTTGTTTAGGTTGAAGATTTAAAGTGCCAAGATAATCCTGAAATGACCTATCTAAATCTTTGGTGTCTTTGCCTTCTCGTCTTGCTTTTAAAATATCTAATTGTTTAAAACAAAGATTTTTAAATAATTCTTCTTGTGCTTTTGTCCTACACTCATGCCTTGAAGTCCAATCATCGAATTGACTCTGTAAGAACTCATAATCTTTCTTAGAACCCAGTCCATATCCAAAAAGTTCAAGAGTTTTTTTGTCAACTGAATCTTCTAAATTTTCATCTAAATCAATATTAGCATTATTAATATTCGTATCATTATCTGTATTTTTATCTTTTCGTGATTCATCTATTGTACTATCATAATCTTTTTTTAAATATTGATATTTTGTTATTCTTTTTAAATATGCTGTTATAAAACAAACTTTATTACCATTACTTTTCATAACAGAATTAAAAACCTTATCAGAATAATAAAGATTGTACATCATACACAATCTTTTTGTTGCTTCTTTGTCAGGTTCTAAATACTTAAGTTTAGTATACTTGTCCACATAATCTGTATATAATCCCTCTAAGCAACTTTTGCAAATAGGAATATAACCATTGTAAGCACCATAAATTTTATTGCTTGAAATCCAAAATCCTTTATCCGCTTCAGTGCTTGTTTTTACTAAGCCACAAACTCCGCAAGCCATAGACTTAGCTCTTTTGCATATCTTAGCTTCGCCTATAATTTCTTTTTTTTCTAAACTTTTTAAAAAATCAACTTCTCTTTTCGCATCTCTTGCTGCCATAATACCTTCACCACCTAATAAACTATTAAATGTATAGTTGATTTAATATGATATATCTTTTATTTATTAATTTAATTTTAAACTATACTCACAAATCTTACCTTTGCCTTCTTCAAAAACAAGTAATTTTCCAGAAGCATTAGATGTTTTATTTAATGAAAGAGAATAAGTATCTACACCTACAATAGAAGGAATATTAATTACTTCAGAATTAACACCAATCTCCTCACTTTTTGAATGATGTAAATGTCCTGCGATTAAATACTGTATTGAAACATTATGAATCTTAGAGAAATCCTTTAAAGCCCTTTCCATATTTTTAATTTCACCATGTATACCCATAATTGTATTTCCTGCAAGTGTATCATAAATATAACCTGTAGGATTTTCTATTAAGGTAAAATTAGGATTGTTTTCTAATCTTATCTTGATAAATTCTTTTACAATTTTACCCATATTATCTTCTGTAAAAGTTCCTTTTTCTTGATTTAACATACGCAATTCAGTGTGATTTCCATTTGTCATCTGGTATCTCACTCTAACATATTCAGTTAATTTGTTAAGCCAATTTGTAATGAAATTTGAATATTGAATAGTCCCGTCAACAACACCATATTTTAATTTCATAAGTTGTGATACCCTAAGACAACCATCAGAAAAATCACCTAATGAATAAACATTAAGCGTATCAATGTTATCTCTTTGAATGATTTCTATTACTTGATTAAGTAAATCCCACATTCTATTTTCAAAAATTTCAGGATTATAAGAATTAATTATGTTTCCGAGTAAATCTCTCAATTCAAAAGTGACACCAAAATGTTCATCGCCCCAGATTAAACAATATGCCTTATCGTTATGCTTAGGCTCTATGTAATTTGGCACTCTCATTGGAGAAAGATTATTTATTGTTTCGCAAATCTTTTCGGTGATTAATTCATCTCTTGCCGTTTCACGAAGCCATTTATTATATTCTATTTTTTCTGTTTGTAATTTAATTCTTTCTTTTCGTAATTCTTGAATTTTATTTTCTAAATCATCTACTTTAGAAAAAACTTTATTTTTATTTTCAGACACTAATTTAGATTTTAAATATTCAGTTCTAAATTGTCCTCCAAAAATAGTAGTAGAAGATTTTCTAATTGTATCGGCAGCACACTGAATATTATATTTCTCTTTTATTTCAGACCAATCTAAATCATTGATACCTTCTATCTTGTTAGAAATATCTTTACATACCTGTTCATACATATCAGGTGTTAAACCATATTTCAACAATTCTTTCTGAAAATCGTAAATTTTTGTCAACTCCTTTATAAAAATAAAAACAGTCAACTATAAATAGCTAACTGTTTAATGTTTATTTATTTTATTTTTGACTCGCAAAGAGTATAGTTTTAATATTTGTTGTAAGATATGTACTTTATTGAATATATACTATTGAATCTTCATTCTACTAAATACAATCTTCAGATATATTCAGCCACAAGGGAAACAGGTATGTGCTATAAGTAGCGACCTTATAACATTCCTGCCACAAATAATTTCAAGCCTTGATAGGAATGATTACCTACACCTTTCAGCAACAATTCATTATTATTAATTCTTTAATTCTTCTCGCCTTTGCCTACTTAGAACCTATACACATCTTATACACAAGTTTCCTTGCTTCACAGCGAAATAACTTATGGTATTTCCGAGGTGTGAAATCAGTAACCAACTAATTCCCTAACTTGGATTCTTCATCATCTGATGCGTCTATTGCGTTACCGACATGATAGTTGCTTTTATCTGCGATTATAATAGTGCTACACCTTTGATTTATTGATTCTTTTTAAACATCACTGCATAAAAAACGGTAATTTTCACAAGTATCCTTGTTTCGTATACTACCGACCATTTCAGTATACCTCAGCATAATCTGCGAAATTATGTTTTCACTGAGATAATAGTATATATTCACTAAAATACATATCCTATTTTTATGGTGTCAGTAATCAGACTTGAACTGATACGATATTTCTATCAATGGATTTTAAGTCCGTTGCGTCTGCCTATTCCGCCATACTGACATATATTCGGAAGTTAAGTATATAATTCAACTTCCGAAGCAAGAGAATAAAGAAAGGTGAAAGAATTTATTATATAATCAGTTAAATTAACTGCTTATACCTTATTTGGTTTGCATATTAAGTTTTTCGTTATAATATCTTGTAACATTAACTTTTGCTTTAATACCACCTTTTGTAGTAATTACATCTTCAGAATAATTTAATTTTTTCTCTTTAGGTTTATTATAAATCCCTTCTATGGTAATGCCTTCAAAAAGTCTAATTTTTAAAGGATTCTCTTTTGTGTTATTTTCAGATGTAGTAGACAATATTTCAAAAATTTTATTTTCAAGATTATTATATGTATCTTTGACAAAGTTTTCATCAATAGGATTTGCTAATTCACTTTTTATTATAGCAATTACTATTGATTTAGCTTCACCTGTTAAAAAACGAGAATGTTTAAAAGCCTTTACTAAAATATCTTCAATAGTTTCAACTATATTACATTCTTTTGATAGTTCTTTAATTAAATTTGCTTTTGTTATATCTTTATTGTTATTCTTGTTGTCTACAGTTTTATATTTCAAATAAATACCTCCGTTTGTTTGCAAAATAATCTAAAATAGGAAGAAAGCTAAAGGAGTAAACGCTCTCTTCCTATTAAAAAGACATTTTACGATTCTCCCTTTGTTTAAACAACCATATTTTATTGTTGCTTAATTTTATTAAAATAATTACACAACCTTATTTTATGGTTATATATTGCTAATTTTAAACTATGTATTACCCTTATTATTTTGCTTTTGCCTTTTTACTATAAATTTTCTATTTATCTTTTCTAATTTACTTTGACATTCAACGCATCTACAAGTGTTTTTATTATTATAAGGGATATAAAACAATTTATCACATTCTATACACGAAACCAATTTGAAATGCAACTTAAAATTTTTAGAAAGGTTATTATAGATATTTTCACCATAGCAAGCCCATAATAAATCTTTATGTTTACTTTTTTTGATACCATATAAATATTTTACTAAAATATCAGACACATCATCTTCGTCATACCCAAATTTAGAAAGTTCAAATTTAACTTTGTCAATTATAGACTTGATTAAAAGTTCTTGCTTAATTTGTGATTTTCTTAAAAATTCAGTAGAAACTTTTCTATTAGAATCTATCTTATAATGATAATTTTTATTTAATTCTATATATTTAACAAGTAATGGTTCGGTTTTATCTAAAATTATTTTATTATTTTCATCAAAATAAACATCAAATTTAATATCTGGATTTTTCATCAAATAAGTATAATCAATATCTTCAAGTCCAAGCTTTCTACAATTTATCCTTGGATTTGGAATAATGTCAAATAACCTATTAACTATACTTTTGTTTTTAGGTTCTACTTGCTTTCCCAAACTGTCTTTCGCATATATAAAAAAGTGTGGTAATTTTTTATTCGTATATTCTTTTAATATTTTGGCTATTCTTTTAGGTCTTGTCGGCATATATAGTGTTTTAGCTCTATCAATAACATAATTATTTTCCATACATAGTATTTTTACCATATCAATAGCTTCTTGCTTTTGTTCTTCATTCCCATTGATAAAAATATCACTGTTCCATATTTTAGTTATATTATTGCTGTATTGTCCTATATTTGAACCTGTAAAGGCTGAAATTAAACCATTATAAATACTTTCATTATTCAATATCGTAGCGTGTGCTTTTTTCATATCATAATAAAGAGGAACTATATTTTTCATATTTCTTTTAGCTATATCAATTATTGTTTTATCTGAAATAACTAAAAGTTTATCACCATCAACATCTAACATCAAAATTTTAGTTATTAAATCATGACTACTTGTATAAATGGCATTTGTAACAAACCATTTTCTCATATCCTTTTGAACATCATAATTATCAATATAAGCCATATTTTTTCTAACTGCGTGTTCTTTATATAAATGAGGACTTCTAAGACAATCAAGTTCTGAACTGTTTCTAAACAGCCAACAAAATACCTCACCATTTTCGAGCAATCCTTTCGGCTTATCTATTCCTAAAAACCAATGCTCACAAGCTGCATAGAAATCAGGTAACACAAATGTATACTTGCCATTAACTTCTAACTTACCAGACCTATATCTTTTAAGTAAACAATCTTTAGTTTGACGAATTTTCATTTTCAAATATTCATCGTTAATTAAATCTGGATAAAGTTCAATAGATTTTTGTAATGGTGTTTTGAATTTATTTGATATATCTATGCCTAAAAGATTTTCAACATTTTTAAGAGAAGAACAAAGGTTATTAAGCTTAGTGATTGACTTGTTGGCTATTTGTAATAATTCAGTGTCACTTACATCTGTAAGTGTCTGTAACATTTGATAATTTATTTTACTATTCTTAATCTTATCTTCTTCCATATTGGTATATCCCGTTATACAATGATTTTCTTTATATTTATCTTTATAATCTTGCCAAGAATCATAAAATTTCCAAAGCTTGAATTGAGATTTTGTAATTATAACTTGTATATCATCTTCTAAAACATTCCATTCCTTGCCATAAATATCCTTAATAATAGGAGAGCAATTATGCTCGACAATAAACATTTTAAAGTCAAATACACCTAAAAGCCCCTTTATCCAAGGTGGTCTAAACATCTTATTTCTCTGTTTTTCACCAAAGGCGTTAGGCAATATCATTCCAGCACCATCAGTATGGGGGATAGGCACTTCACCTTGTTTTCTTTCAATCGTATAATCTATGTCATTAACAAAGTCATAAGTTCCAAAAACATTGGTTTCAAAATCATCAATTACTATACACTTATCAATATCAAAATTCTTCCATTCATCTGTCGCAGAATTGCTTAAAGCAGTATAAGCTAAATGCTTATTTGAATTATTTCCACCTTTTTGATTTATTATATCTAATGTAAGACCACACATAACCTTTTTTTCAATACTTTTCCACGCTCTCTCTCTAATAAAAACACATTTCTTTTGCCTTATTTGACCTGCTGATGATGTGAAATATATATATTTTTCTCCTTTATATTCAAAGCCAAAATAAATAATATCTTTAATAATATCAAAATAATAAGTTTGAACTACCATAAAATCATCAGTAAACTCATTAGGTGTATTTTTTAAATATCTTGTTAAATTAGATTCAAAAACTGAAATAATATTTTTATCAGATAAAGTATTTTCATTAAGTGTTCTTGTATGATGTTTACCATTGGTCTTAATATTTTCAGAAACCTTATTAGAAAGTAAGCTTAAAAGTTTATTCTTTGTATTTTTAATTTTTTCTTTTTTTAAGTCAATAAGCTTAGTGATGTCATCGGATTTCTTATTTAATTCTAATCGGGTAATTTCATTAATATCATTACTATTCAAATACTTTTCGATTTTTGACAATTTATTTTGCAATTCATTTCTTTCAATTTTTAATTTATAATTGAGCCAATGCAATTTCTTTTCTCTTGCCGTATAGAAATTGCCTGTATCAACACTATAAACTTGAATTTGCACATCTAAAGACATTCTTTCACCTCATTATTTAACTATCAATTATATATTTCTAAATAATCAACAAGTGTTGAAAAATTATGTAGGTATTCATAATAATCATTTTTTCTATATTCTTTATAATGTATAATTCTATTGTCCTGTGGAGGATAAAAGTCGCACTCTTTTAAAGTTAAAAATTTTGACAAATATGCTTTAATCTTCTTTTCTTCTATAATGTTATTCATTTTTTCACCTCATTTTATCTTTGCTGATATGCTCTGCTATTTCGTTCACTTAAACTTGCCTTAAATTCTTCTGAATAAATTACACAAGGAATATTTTTCTTAACTATGTAGTTTTCAATTTCTTTCATATAATATTGCTTTCCCTTTGCATATTCTCTATTACCTTCTCGTTTAGCATAATTAGTAAAGATAATTTTTTCACATCTCCACATTCCATTGTTATCAACATTCCTTGGTAAAACTTGATGATGTATTATTTCTAATTTTTCTAAAATTGAAACGGCTTTTGAAACAGTAGTTTCATTAATCCCTAAATCTTGAGCAATATATTTATAATGACTTGCAAAAACTTCAGGCGATTCCTTTTTTCTTTTTTCCATAGAAATACCTGCGATATACTCTACACAGACAGGTCTATTAAAAATCATCATTCTAATATAAGCCAAGACAAGCATAATATAACTTATCTCAGTTGTAGGATATTCTTTCTTAAAATTAATTATTTTTCTTATTTCATCTGTATAAATAGCCGCCAACTTTTTTTCTTCTAAAACCTTTTTAAATTTTTTGGTAATTGATATTGATAGTTTTGTTGCACCTTTAATTTCAGTAATATCATTTTCAATTTCAATATAACCCAATTCTTGAAGTACTTTAATATCATTAATAACAGAGTTATTGATACCATTTTTATGTCTATCTGGTATGTAGTTAAAAAAGTTAATAATATTAGTTGCTTTCTCGATACTGTTTTTACTATTCTGCTTGCTTGCAAAATAAAAATATGCAAGTAATCTATGTATACTCATATTTAAACATTCACTGTTGATATTTATTTTTTCTCTATAAGAAAGTGTGTTGGGTACTTGATTTACAATAATTGAATACGGTACGAATACACAATAAGCATCACTGTAACTCATAGTTTTGTAAGTTGCATATTCTGAGATATAATCTGCCCAATTTTCTGTTTCCTGAATTTGATTTGTTGACATATGCTGTTCTCCTTTAAAATTATTCAAAATGGTAGAGTTCTCCTGCTGAGAGAATTTGACTTCTCATGCACGAAAAATCGTACACTATATATATCTGCTTTTTGAGGTATGAATTATAACAAAAAATAAGAACCACAAAAATAATTGTAGTTCTTGTAATCTTTATATTGTTAATTTTAGATATATAGATATTCAATGTATATATAATAAATATAATTATTCTACTCAAACTTCACCTTCTTAGCTCAAATCCAAACTCATCAACTTTTTCCCATATATATAAGTAAATGAATATACTCTCTCCACAAATTTATCCACGCTTTTAATACCTCATTTTCGTGGATAGACTATATTCCTTAAATATATAAAATAAGATTATATAAATATTATAACGGTCTGAAATGAAAAAATTGAGGTTAGAGGGTGAAAATTGAGGGTGGAATGAGAAGATTTTAAACGAATAAATAGAGCTGATTTGAATTGAAATTTAAGTATTTAATTTAGATTGAATATCTGGTATTGTTTTAAGTTGTCTTACTAAGAAGATTAACTATCTCTAAAAAGAATAAACTCCAAATAAAGATGAACTCTTTCTTGAGGGTTGATATTATCTTTGGTTAGGTTCTTTTATTTAGTTAGATTAAATTCTTAATTAGGTCTACTATTTTTAAGAAATTATTTATGCTTATTTAGGTTTCTGATTAGATAACATTTAAAATCATTTCTTTTCTAAAAAAACCTATGCTACGCTATATATTTTTTGATTGTAGCGCTATTGTAACGCTTAGGTAGTATAACTATACTATTTAGGTTTAAAACGTTTAAAAGGCTGTTTTCTGTTACTCTACATTGAAAGAATTAGGTATGGTGTTTTAGGATTTTATTATGTTGAGCTTATTAAGTTTATCTTATTTACACTCCTTTAGATTTTTTATTTAGATAATGTTTTTAGATAATGTTTAAGTGTGTTTTATCAAAAATTATATTTTTATTAAATAATTATATTTTTATTAAATTGTATTTCCTGATGTTTTCAAAAAAATCAAAATTAACACAAAAATAATATTTTGAGTTTTAAAACAAAAGTAACATTTTAATAATTAAGTTCATTTTTTCAACGAACAAAATATTAAAAATAAAATAATGAATAAATTTAAAATGAATAATTATGATAAAAATAAAAAATTATAAAAATAAATTTTAAAAAATTATAAAAATAAATTTAACGATTATAAGATAAATAATTTACATCATAAAAGAATAAAAATAGAATATAAAAAAGAATAAATTTGAGATTTAAGGCTATTTAAATATGCTACAAATTATGGTTATTTTGAAATCAACCTTATGTAAAAATAAATAATTCTTATTTTTTGGTTATTTATTAAAAGCATAATTTAAAAATAAAAATAAGATGATTTCATTTAAAACTATATAAAGAAAGAGTATGTTGAATCGTTTTAAGCAAATTTATAGAATTAATTTTATTTAGGTATATTTGGAAGTTATAGAACATAATCAGAATTATAGAACATAATCAAAATTTAGAAATAATATTAAAGTTATTAAATTCTTATTTTTAAAATATATTTCCTTATTTTATAGGTATTTAAGAATAAGAAATAAGTGTTCCAGTTAATTATGTTAATCAGGGGGGTGGGAATATATAAACTATTTGATATTATTAAATATAAATGAGTTATAAAAATTGTATGTCTTATTCCTGAGATTAATATAAAATAAATGATTAAAGGGTTATTTTAATTCAATTTTAATTTTGGTTGTTTGCAAAAATAAACGAAAATAAAATTTAGAATATATAAAAAGTATAAAATTAAGGGTGCGATTTTTAAGAAATACAATGAAAATAGGGGAGATTTTTAAGTTTTTCAAGAAAATTGTAGAGATAAATTGTTGAAATTTAGTCAAAGATTACTTGACCTTAAAAATAAAAAAAGAGAGGAGTGTTGTGCAGGAGATGTGAAGAGTAAGTGATGTGTAGATGAAACACTTTATGGGTTTGGGCAAAAACAAAAACACTTGAAAAATGTAAAATAGGGGCATACAACACAAATTTAAAGCTATAAAATGCAGAAATAAAAAATCATAAAAAGTGATAATATGATTTTTTTTGAAAGCTGGGCAAAAATCAGAAAATACTATTTATAAAGTTACAAGCTTTAACTGATTTTCTTTTTATTTTTTTGAAAGTTTAAAAGCTTGAAAAAGTATTGTAATTTTTATAAAATTAGTCATTACTAACTGTACTATGTGATATAGTACACCTAAAACACAATACATCGCATTACATAGTAAAAACTGTTTATACAAATATCAAATTAAATTATACTCAAGTCATAATACCAACTTATAATTATACATAAAACAGTATAAATATACATACTTTATACACCTAACAACCGCTCAATGCATACATTATTATATAAATTACCTAATACACAACACTAAATAAATTTATATAAATCAATCTAAGAACTGAACAAACTCTGTCAAGTAAACACCAACAAAAAATAATACAATAGTAACATTATAGTAATATTTAAGTATATCTTATAATTAATTTATCTATGTTCTTTTTCCCATTTTTCAATACATTCATCAATAGCCCTATTTATAAAGGCGTTTTGACTTTCTCCAGTACGAAGTATAAAATCTTTTATACAGTCTTTCTTTCCTTTTTTAACTCTAAAAGATATTATATCATAAGTTTTGGCATCATATCTTTTTTTAGCTTCTTTTGATTTTTCAGAAATTTTCCCCATAATTAATAATCATTCCCTTATTTTTATATAAATTAACTAAAATAATAATTAAAAAATAACTTATGTTTGTGCAAAAATAAATTAAAAAATAATGAAAAAGTGTTGACTTTTACCGTAAACGGTAGTATAATATAATCAAGATAAAGAGAGAGCAAAAAAGAATAAAGAAAATGTTAGGCGGTCATCTACCGCATAACTTAATATCATTGATTAGGTTACAATTAACAAATTACTTTAATATTTAATTTTAAAATCTAATTGTTAATATCTTAGCTCATACGCTACAATTAAATATCATTGGTTTAATTGTTATCTTATTTAGCAAAGTTTAGTAATAGTTGATATAATAACTTAATCAGCTAAAATCTAATGCACCTTGACAATTTAATAAAAATTATAGTGCTTTGTATCGGTGAAGCTATGCAGTGATAATAAGCTACTTATAATAAGTTTAAAATACTTGTTTAGCAAGTCAAGAGAGTTTGCACTATAATAATATAATTTATAATCTTTTTAATAAGTTTGTTTGGTAGTCGCAAACTAAAATAAGACTACTACCAAGCTTTATTTTTTTGAAGCTAAAAACTTTAAAAGTGTTGACTTTTACTTGCATATATGATATAATATATGCAAGTTTAGGAGGGACAAAAATGCAATTAAAATTATCAAAACAAGCTCAAAAGTATCTTGATAGCGTAGATAGTAATACACGAAAAAAGCTTTATAAGGCACTTGAGCAACTTTCTAAACTTGAAGGAAACATAGTCAAGCTTAAAGGTACTAATAACTGTTATCGTTATAAAATCGCTCATTATCGTATTTTGTTTAAATGGGATAAAGGCGATATAATGATAACAGTTGCCGAAATCAACACACGAACCAATATAAAATATTAAGAGGTGTTTATTTATGAAAAAAGATTTAACACAAGAAGAAATTGAAAAGCGTTTTAAAGAAATAAACGCAAGAGAGCAGGAAGAGCCAACTCCTGAGGATTTAATAGCACTTTCTAAATCAGCTTTAGAAAGTGCCGAAGATGCAATTACACTTGAAGAATACAAGACACAAAAAGAATATAGCGGAAGGTTGATGATTCGTATTCCTAAAGAGTTGCATCGTGATTTAATTGAAGCTGCTAAAAAAAATGGCGTAAGTCTAAATCAGTATGCAATGTATAAACTTGCCAAATAATAAAAAGTAACAAGTAAAATAAAAAACTCTATAATGTGGTAGTTTACCAGACAGTACACATTATAGAGCCCCAAAAAAACATAAGGAAGCTATAATTAGCGATAACCGCCCTTATTGCGACCTTATTAAAAAGGTTGTTATACCTTTTTACACCTAAACGACAAACTATAGTAGTAACTATATCATTCAGGCTATTTTTATTATAGCGAATGTTTAACAGTTTGTCAATAAAAATTTTATTATAAAGGAGTAATTTATTATGTTAAAACTTAAAGGACTTAAAAAAGCAGTAGGCGAATATAACTGGTGTAAAAATGCCCCTTGCTGGAGAGCTGACTTAATGTTTGATACCTCAACGGGCGAATTATGGACAGATAGTTTTTATGGCTACAATTATAGTTGGAATGAATACCATGACAAGGATATTATTAACTTGTCATTGTTGATGAGAACGGAAGGCGAATGTATCATATCAATGAAAACTATAAAAGCATTTTGTGAAAAGCATTTTAAAATAGCATAACGCTGATGGGCGGGGAAAATATCCCCGTTAAAGCTACACTGTTACATCCAAAGTAAACAGGTGCTTATATTAAAAAGGAGGTTGTCACAATGACAGTGACGGAATGGGTTTTTGACAAGAAAAATTTTACAGGTACAGCTAAAACATTTTTAACTAATGGAATTTGTCCTATAACTAAAAAGACAAAAGCAGAATTTATTGCTGAAGGTTACACGGTTGTAAGCGATGATGATTATTTTTCTTGTCTTGAAGAATGGGAAAATAAAAATCTTATTGGGAAATGGAAAGAGATAACAGAGGAAGAATATGACGATGCTTTGAATGTATTGCCACCTGTTGCGTGGTGCGAAGGCGGATTTTTTATAAGCGAAAGATACACAAGTAATATTTCTGATTTTTACCAAAAGTATAACGGCAAATATTATACATCACTGCAAAGATGGAGCACGAAAAGAGAAAATATAATAAAATCTTTATTAGAATTTATTGAAAAATTAGCAAGCTAAAAATAATTTTAGAAAGAATTAATAAAAATGTTATCTAAAAAACAAGTAAAAGCTATTCGTAAAAGTATCAAGCTATTTTCTGACGATATGCAAAACACTTTTAAAAAAGAATATTATTGTCTATATATTGAGTATACAAACGGCACAAGTCAAAAATGCTCTTTTAAAAGGCTAAAAAGTGCTTTAAAATATCTTAACACAATAATTAAATATGATTTATATAGCGCTAAGGCAAAAGAAATATACTTTACTTTGCAAAGTATGAATAATTTGTTTGAAATAGCATTGTATTTAAACGGAAAACTTGAGTTATTGTAAATATTATCAAAATCCCCTGAAGAGTCGTTGAAAATTACGACGAAACACGCCGATGGCGTGTCGGGATTATACCCAAAAAATAAATAATTTATAAAGGAGTTTTTAAAATGAAAACAATTATATCAGGAGAATATACATTTGAAATAGTCGAAAGTATACCCCGAAATTATTTTATTTGGAATATAGGGAAAAATATGATTGACGGATATTTGCCATTATGTAGTTTGGCGGGAAAACAACCTTTTAAGGGTGCTCAATGTATAGATGTGGGAAGTTTAAGAGCAATAAAAATTGATGAAGCACAAATAATTCTTGCGGCTATCGGTGGAGGACAATGTACAATCGAATCAATGGAAAAATACATTAAACGTTATAAAAAAGCCAAATATGGAACATATTCATATATTCAAGTACAACGAATGAAAAAAGCGTTGCCAATAATGAAAAAAATTAAATGGAATTAATAAGGAGTAATTTAAAATGAAAAAAACATTGAATGCTTACGACTTACAAAAAGCTTTTGTTGAAACTAATAGGAATTACTAATACTCTTTTAAAAGGCTAAAAAGTGCTTTAAAATACCTTGATACATTGATGCAAGGACACAAGGCAAAAGAAATATACTTTACTTTGCAAAGTATGAATAATTTGTTTGAAATAGCATTGTATTTAAACGGAAAACTTGAGTTATTGTAAATATTATCAAAATCCCCTGAAGAGTCGTTGAAAATTACGACGAAACACGCCGATGGCGTGTCGGGATTATACCCAAAAAATAAATAATTTATAAAGGAGTAATTTATTATGTTGAATATTACTTTAAACACTGAGAAAAACGGCATCGAATTAAGATTTAATTCAAAGCCTTCAGCGGAAATTCTTACAAAAATAAAAGAAAACGGCTACCACTGGAGCAATAAGAAAAAAATATGGTATGCAAAGCAAAAGGAAAATACAATAACTATTGCAAATGAAATTGCGGAGGCTATTGGCACTTTTACACCTGCCGAAAAATCAAAACAAGAAAAAGTGAAATCTTATGATTTGTGGGCGCTTACTCGTACAGAAAATATTGAAAATCATTTTGAAAAATATCATATTTACGATAATAAAGAAATTACAGCACGAATCCGCAAGCATTTGAAAGAGCGTTTTCCAATGTGCAAATGGTCAGTCACTAAGGATGGCTATAATAGCATTCATGTTTATCTGCTTTCAAGCCCTTTTGCAATCGACAGTGAAGCAGTAAAAGCAATCGTTCATTATGCTTATGAATTTGCACAGAGCTTTAACTATGATAATAGTGATAGCATGACTGATTACTTTGATGTAAATTTCTATGGAGTCTATGAAAGTGATATTGCTTCCAGCTATCATTATGAACAGCGTGAATCTAATGTAGCAGAATATAATGTGGAACAAGATTTTCTTACAAAGAAAGCTGCTTTTGATGCTGAAAAGCGTGAGCGTGAAGAAAGAGAATTTCAAGAACGTATGGCTCAGATGGAAGTTGAAAGAGAAGTTGAAAGAGCTGAATCTGCGAAGCGTGAAGCTGAACGCCAGCGCCGTCATGAAATTATTGAATCTGGTGCAATGGTGCAGGATGCGAATTATTTTGTTCTTGGTTGCGATACTACAAACACAAGAAAAGAGGACTCTGTTAATGGTTATACCGATGATTGCGGTGGAGAATACGAAATAAAACATCATCGTGAGAATTGCAAGGTTTCAAAAAATGTCTATTTTGATTTAGCAACTTATGAAATGTTTGCGAATCAACTCTTAGATGATTATTCTTTCCTTGCAGGAATGGGTGGCTCTGCTACTGATGATAACCGTGTAAATTGTGATGAAGATTATCAAAGAATGAGCAAAGAAGAAAGAGAAACAGTTGAATGGTATAACATTAAATGTGTTGCCATTTATTGTGACAATGTTCTCAAACTGGTTATTAATCCCGAAGGATATAATTATGCAAGATATGTTTATTTCGTAGATAAAGAAAGTAGTATTGTAAAGGAATATAACAGCAACAAAGGTATTTCAGATGACGAATCAGAGAAAAATAAATCTCTTGCAAAATCCATTGAAGAAGCAAGTACTAATATTATTGTCGTTAATAACTGGCATAGCACTTGGAATACTGAACATTTTAATGAATATAAACAGCTTATGAAAGAGTGGATTAATGTAAATGATTTTAAGTTTTCTGTCGATGTTGTGCGTGCTATTTCTATTCCAGATTTGAAAACAGCTATGTATCGTTTGCTTACCGAGGTAGATGGTATTCAGGAACAGTTTTCAAGAGCTGGTTTAATAGAGAATCAGAAAATTACTATTGTTCGTATAAATGAATTTGGTGGTATGAGTACCACAAGAGGTTATTTTAAGAGTTATACGAATACAACCTATGCTCAGTATGATAATGCTGTAAAATTTGTTTTCCGCCCAGAGAGAAAGAGAAATGATTATTACATTCATTTGTATCGTGATATTCTTATTTTTGATGGATGGGTTGAAATTCCCGAAAATCTTCTCTGGGAAGATGTTAAAAGTAATACTCATGGATGTTCAATTCGTAGAACAAAATTCCTTTCTTGTGATAAATCACAATATGATGTAATTTTGGAATATTTCAAGAATAATGGAATTGAGCCACTTATAAATACTTATAAACCGATATTTAATTAAATTTTTGGAGGTTATTAATTATGAAAAGTGAAATTATATTAGAGATGCTAAAAAATAATAAGATTGAGGAATTAAAGCGTATACTTGAAAAAGAAGTCTATAAAAATGCTATGAAAGATAAAGATGAGAAAAGTAGATATTCGGCTATGCAAAGATTTTTCCGCTTTAGTAAAAATGAAATACGAGAGTGTGCAAAAAAGCCTTGTAAAGACATTGAATATAACGGAAAATTATATAATTCTTTTGTTGATGGTATGTGTTTTGCTTTAACTACCGAAAGTATTGGTACTATGGAAAGTTATGACAATTCTAAGAATGATTATTTTAATATAAAATACTTTATAGATTTTAGCGGTAGTATGGAAGAATTAGATTTAAATAGTGTGTTAGCTCAAGCAAAATCTAAGGGCTATAAATTCAAAAAATCAGAACTTTATGAAGATACTTTATATTTTTTACATTATAAAAATAACTACTATAAAATAGCTTTATTGGATAAAGCTTATAGTATTATAAATAACAATGAAAAAGCTGAAATATATCATTCTGGACAAAAATATAGCACATTGTTTATTAAAAACAATATAGGTATAACTGGAATTTGTCCTTACAAACTTGAGGATAAATCAAATTATATAATTATTGAGATTTAAGAGAATGAGGTAAAATTATGAGTAGAAAATTTGAATTATTTATGTGTTATTTGGGAAACGGTATAACCGTATGCAATAAAGCTGTAATGGAGAATAACGACTATAAACATATAGCTCATATTTCAGAAGGTGGAAATATTAAACTGTATGTTAAAGAGTCTTACATTCCTTTAGAAGATATGGAAATTATTCAAAAATGTGCTGATAGCAAAAAGAAAGATTTTCAGGGAAAATTTGAAAAGTTTTCTGATATAAAACAATATATGATAATTTTAGATAATATACCATTTAATAAATTTTTAGAATTTACTAAGGATAAAAGAAATTTAACGGGAAAATTACCTGAAATGAGAGAGTATTATTATAGCATTGTTTAATAAATTTATTATTTTGATATACCCTCTTCTTTCAGAGGATTTTTAAAAAATCCCTTTTTCATAACCTAAAAATAAGGCTGAAAAAACTCGAAAAAAATTATTCTTGCCACGCTAATTACTAAAAAAGGTGGCAAACATATTAAAAATTTAATGGTGGAAAATTTAAGTAAATTTAAGTAAGGAGGAAAATAAAAAATGAGTGAATTAACAAAAAGAGTAAAAATATTAAATAAAGCCTATACAGAATTTCAAAGCATTGAGAACAAAAAGGACTTAAAGAAAAATGGATTAACACTGAATGATTATCATATATTATTTGATGTTTTACAAGAGCTTAATAAATGTGATAGTGTGTGGTGCTTGTCTGAAAATGTAGCCGATTGGTGTAAAAAACAAGGCTTATTTGTAACACCTCCAATTAGTTCTGCGGAATCATCATATAGTTGTGTTAATTATTCTATTAGTATTATTGAACAGGATAAATAAAATGCCAATTTTAAACAAAAATATTATAATTATCATTCATTTTTTGGAAAATTTATGATATAATGTTTATATAAAATTATATAAAGGTTAGTGCTGGAGGGTTTCCTAAACTTCCAGCCCATAGCAAAAAGCTAAAAAATAAAATTTAAAAGGAGGCAATAAGTTTATGAAAACAGTAAAAACAATAATTGACGGAAAATTTATTAAGGTAGAAAGTCCTTACAATCCTGTTTTTATAAGAAAAGCTCGACAAATACAGGGGAGATGGGACAAACCTTATTGGATATTTCCATTAAAAAACAAAGAATATGTAATAAATGTTTTATTAGATGCTTATGGGGATTGTGGAAGTTTATCAGAAAATATACCTTGTGTAGATGTAATTATAGATATGGATAAATATCCTTGTGGCTGTTATTTAAAAATTGATACTTTAATAGTAGCGGAAAGACCTTCCAGGGATGCAGATGTGATTTTATCGCCTAAAGCGTTAGTTATGCAGGGTGGTTTCGAAAAGAGTGGAGGTTCAGTTAAAAATCCTTATGTAGATGCACTTGATGGAACAATCATTAAAGTGGAAAATGTTCCTTTAGTAGTTGCAGAAAGAGCAAAAGATTTAGATGGAATAACTATAATAAATCAAGACAAAAGCAATAGAGAAATTCTCTTAGAAGAAAGAGAAAGACTTGTAAAAAGGCTTAAAGAAATTGATAATTTGCTTAATAAAACTTAATGAATGAGGTGTTAATTATGTTAGATTTTTTACTTGGGCTTATTATAGGAAGA